GTCCTGCACCTGTAAAGGTTGTACCCACTATAAAGGTATAGTTATATCCTGCTGCGGCAGTCGGTAATGTAACCACAATACCTGCTGCCCTGTTAAGGGTAAAAACAGTACCTGAATCAGTTGATTCAACACTTTTAGTAGCACTGGTAATGCTACTTACGTTTGAATAAGCAGATAAATAACCTGTCGTAGTAATATTACCACTAGAGTCAATATCTAAATTGGTTGTAATAACCCCTGTGCCAGAAGCCTTGCTGATTTGTTCAAAACCATTCTCCGACCTGACTGGTCCATTAAATGTTGTGTTTGCCATAATTTAGTCTCCTAAATAAATCTATAGTCTTGGCAAGTCTGCTAGGGCAGTCTATAGATATTAAAAAATCCCTAGAAAAAGAGGGGTGACAGCTAGCAGCCACCCCAAATTTATTAACTACTACCGGGTGATCCGTAGATTCCCAAGTAGTCGCTGACTCCAAATGAGTACCTTTCTCTAGCTTTGTATCTTGCATTTCCAGTGTCAAAGTCACCGTCCATAGAAGTTTCCAAAGGTGTTCTAGTGAAATGTTTCATTCCATTTGGAACATCAGTTATAACGAACCAAGCGTTGCTATCTGTTAAATAATGATTAACAAAATAACCTTCTGGAATTGATCCATTATTCCTGAGTGCGTTTAAGTCATTATCAGCCGTAGCAACTCTGCCTTGCGTCTCTAAGAGACGTGTAGCAGTGAATTGTAAAGCTGATGGGATAACCAAACGCTTTGGCTTTGCTGCCACCAAAAGTCCACGTTCATCTTTAAACGCAGCAATATTAATTACTGCATTTTCTAATGAGGTTTCGTTAAGGTCAGCCGCAGTAGATGGGCGATTGTCATTCTTCCCACCTGATACCAAGGGGTGTCCGTCACCACCAGTCACACCGTCACCTGAAGCCGTGAACAAGTTCACGCCATCACCTGATTGATATGAGTTAGTGAATCCATTGTTTAATGGATTAACGGCTTTTACCTGCTTGGTGTAAGCCATAGCTCTAGCTAGTGCTTTTGTGTATCTAGCAGAAAGAGAGTCATAGAGGTTATCCTCCATAGCTTCTTCTGTAATACTAAAGCCCATCGCTATCGTTTCGTGATTATAACGAGCAGTGTAAGTTTCTTGTGCTGAATCATAAGTGATTGCAGAACCTTCATCTTTCACTGGAGCCGCATCAAATCCACTTAACTTTACTTCTTCTTCGAAAGCTCGATCAGAAGATTCAGTTTCGTAAATAATTGCGGATTCATCGTCATAAGCACCGTACTCGTCTCCAAAGAGTGCATTCAATCCCGGAAGCAACTCTTTGAGCATTTGTGCTCTTGAAATAGCCATATCTTATCTCCCGTTAAATACCAGTGGTATTATCATATTGATGCCCTGCGTTGTATTTCACGATTACATCTGTGTAAGTATCACCAACTGAGCTAAAGGGTCCGTCTACAAAGTCAATAACTCGTAGAGGGAGGGTAGCAGTCGTAGATGCGGCTGTGGAGCCGTCAACTGCAACTTTACTACGCCCAATGCTCGTTGAACCTGAAGTCTGAACTACGCCAACGTTGTTACCAAGACTGGTTTGAGCTAATGAAGCATCGCTTTGCATTTTCAACAATACACTAGGATCGTCAAGAACGTAAGCAACCGCATCATCAGCGGCTATACTAGCCTTCCAATATTGGTTATAAGTAGGCTGGTTAGAATTAGGATCAGTGTAGAAACATCCCATGAATACACCAACGGGTGTCATGGTTGCTGTTCCTGCATCTTTCTCTATCGTACCAGCAGCTACTATTTTAACAAAATCACCGTAGAAAATATTAACGGCATAGGCACTGGCAATCTTTATGTGTCTTACTTTTCCTGTAAAGGAACCGCTTGAACTTAAAGTACCAACTGGCTCTGCACCGTTAGGAGTAGCTGTTGTAGCCATATTTTTCTCCGATTAGGGTCAATGTTATAAATAAGCTGTCCTTAATAAATTAAGAACTGCCACTAAATTTAACCTTCGTATCCCTTTCTGGTTTGAGCAGAGGCATACGAGGATCATTTTCTCGTAGATAATTTCTATCAACTCCTTCCATCTGATTAGCCGCTTGTTGGCGGTAATACGCATCCCTTTTCTTCATTACCTCTTCAGGGGCTTTACATAAAAGTAAACCACCTATTTCAATGTTGCCTTTTTTGGCAAACTCTGAACCGTAGTCAGATGGAATTTTTAGTTCTGGATGATCTTCTGCCATTACGGGTTCCCAGCCTTCACGAAAACGTCCTGAGACGTTTAAGTTATCTGATTCACCGTTTATGGAAGTTCTTATCCATCTAAAAACCCAGCCGTCTTGCGGAATAGGATCGGGTAATAAAGATTGGGGAAGATAGTCGTCTGATGGACGGGTATCTTCTTTTCTTTCATCTACATTTCTAGGTGCACGTTCATCAACTACAGTTTCTTCTGTTACGGTTTCTTCTGTGTTGTTATCATTTATTTCAGACATTACATTTTCTCCTTAATGAGTTCTTTAGCATATCTTTCTGGACTAAGCCCAAGACGCTTTGCGAGGGCGACTTGAGTTGCTGTCAACTGCACTTTGCGGGGTCTGCTACCGTTGTTACGGGTAGCGGGTGCGACCACCGATTGGGTATTTCTAGGTGTCGCAGTCTCAACTTCAACATTTTCAGTGTCTCCGTCTTCTGAGCTAGTAGTTTCCACCTCGAAATAATCTGGGAAGCGTTTTCTCATTCGCTTATCAATTTCCTCATAATACTGATCTGACGTAGGCGATATACCTTCCTTAGTAACTAAATTTTCGTGTATACCATAAGCCAAAGCCGTCATTTCCTTTTCTTCCTCCCCACCAAACCAAGGATTATCTTTCAACCATGATACAGCTTTTGGATCAACTTGCGGAGGATTCTGCATTCCGTAAGCCTGTTGTTGTGGTTGTTGCTGTGCGTTGGGTCGGGGAGCAAATCTTTTTTGTGCTTCCAATCTAGTAAAGTGATCGGTAGCTGCTTTCAATTCCCCTTGAGCCGATAACATCTTTCCAGTGGCTTCGGTCAAAAGCTCTGAATCACCCGACTCATAAGCTTCCTTGTGTTGGTTTTTGGCTTTATCAAGCTCGGCTTCCGCCTTTGCT